GGCGACAAACAATAGTTCTTCGACAAGATGGATCAAGTTTTGGAACACGGCGTCCGCAAGCGTCACAGTCGGAACAACGTCTGCGATAGCTGAAATTGGCATCCCTCCAAACCAGACTATCAACATACAAAATGAAGGCGGCTTCAGTTTCGCATCCGCCATTACTTTGGCCGTCACGGGCGGGCAAGGGCTAACGAACAACACGGCTGTAACCCTAGGTGACGTGACAGGCGTCATCGCTTTCGCATGATGGAGATGAAAATGCAGAAACAGGTTCACATTCAAGAGGCTATTCGTGATCCCGATACCAACGATATCACGCACTTTAACCAAGCCCTTGGCGTGACGGATGATGATGGCATCACATGCGTCATCCCCAACGGTTACGTGCCGCTGATTGAAACAACTGCTGCCGAAGATATCACGGTCACACTCATCCCGCCTCAGACGCAGATCACCCCGGCGACTCTGGTGAGCCGGGTCAATGACGCCGAGGCCAACACCTCGACGCTCGTCTTCACCTTCCCCGAAGCCTGACGGAAACCTAGAGCACCGACATGTTCCTAACCCTGCTTTCAAAGAAGGCGGCGGGCGGGGCGCTTGTCGGTGCTTCAACTCTAACATTCACGCCGGCGGGCGCGCTGGCGGGAGACGGATCGCTTTCCGGCGCGCTAAACCTGTCGTTTGCTGCGACGGCAGGCCTTACCGGTTCTGGCGGGGCCGGAGCCAACATCGAAGGCGCAACGTCGCTTGCCTTCACGCCATCTGGTGGGGTAGTAGGTAATGGCCCGCTTATCGGCGCTTCTGCACTGGCGTTTGCCGTGGCGGCGGACCTCACCGGCTCCGGCAGTGCTGGAGCCCTTGAGGGGGCGTCAACCCTGCGGTTTCTGACCGGCCTGCTTTCCGGAAACGGCGGGCCGGCCGGGTCTGGTATCGTGCTGCTGTTTCGCCGGAGGCGCCGTTGAACATCCCGCCGAAGATCAAAGCCAAGGTCCGGCAGCAGGCGCTGCGCGCCATGTGCTGCGACAGCAAAGGCCAGCTCACGAAGAATGGCAAGGTTGTTCTTGCCTACCTTCGCGACTTCTGCGCGGCAGATGGCCGAGGTAACGCATTCCCCCGTGACGCCACGGGAGCACTTGACCCGCTCGGAATGGCCCGAGCGGCAGGGCGGCGAGAAGTCTACGACCTGCTCGTTCACATGCTGAACGTGAAGCTCGAAGATCGCCACAACCTTGAGGACGGACTGCAATGACTGAGAACGTACAGACTGCCCCGGTGGGGGACCAAGCGGCCCCAACGCCCGCCCCGGAGCCCACGCCGGCGCCGCCGGCTGGCGCTTCATGGCGCAGCAAGCTGCCCGGCGATCTGGCAGAGTGGGCGGACGCCAAAGGCTACAAGCCAGACCTGCCCGCCGAAGATGTCGCCACCATGGCGCTGCAGAGTTACAACAGCCTTGAAAAGCTGTTCGGCGCCGACAAGGCGGGCCGCACGGTCCAGCTTCCGAAGGATGAAAGTGATACGGCGGCGCTGGATGCAATCTTCGACCGCCTCGGCCGGCCGAAGGACGCCAACGGCTACGAGATCAAGATCGACGGCGCGGATGAAAAGTTCCTCGGCACGGCGAAGGGCTGGTTCCACAAAGCCGGCCTGCTGCCGAAGCAGGCGCAAATGGTCGCTGAACTGTATCGTGCCGCCGAACTCGACAGCGTGCGGAAGGTCCAGCAGGATCACGCAACCGAGATCGAAGGGCTTGAGCGCGAGTGGGGCCCGCAGTTCGAGCAGAAGGTCGAGGTCGGAAAGGCCGCAGCGAAAGCCGCAGGCATGCCCGAGGAGGACATCAAGGCCGCCGAGGCGGTTTGGGGTCCTGCCAAGGCGGCCAAGTATTTCGAGTTCTTCGGGCGGAACTACGTCGAGGCGCAGCCGCCCGGCGCAGAGAACCGCACGCAGACACCGGGCTTTGCGCAGCACACACCCGCGACCGCCAAGGCGAAGATGGATGCGCTCTACGGCGACCGGCTATTCATGGAGCGGTACAACAGCCCCGACCCGAAGGTTCGGGCCGTTGCGATGGCCGAGATGGATGCGCTCGCGAAACTTGCGGTCAACGCGAAGATGTGAGATACGGGAGGGGGCGCGATTGCTCCGACCAGCAAGCTCGTCGGTTTTGCTCCCTGTTCCTCAGCGCCGCCCCTCACCGGGCGGCGCTTTTTCGTTGCGTTGACAGTGTCGAAACGTCAGGTTACAAATCACGCAGCGTCGGGGTTGACGGGCCGCACAGGCACAAGCCCCACACCCGACCGACCCCGACATCATGTCGGCCCGGCTTGCCGGATAACCGCGAAACAGGAACCCACACTCGCGGAGATCCGCCATGTCTTTCACTGTGCAGCAGCACCACGTTCTGACGTTCTCGCGCAACGTCGAGCACCTTCTTCAGCAGTCCGGTATGCGCCTTCCTGCCTATGTTTCGCAGGGCTCGTACCAGGGCAAGGCCGCTTCGCCGGTCGAGCAGTTCGGCACCATCGGCCGCACGCGAAACCGCGCCCGCCACACGGATACGCCGCACTTCAACGTGCCCGGCAACCGTCGGTGGGTGTTCCCGAACAGCGTCACCACCTCGACCTTGATCGAGCAGCTTGACATTCAGCGCATGCTGATCGACCTGCGCTCGCCCTGCACCGAGGCCATCGCCAACTCCCTTGGGCGCGGCGTGGACGATGAAATCGGCACTTCGTTCTTCTCCGCGGCGTTCACGGGTGAGAACGGCACGATCAGCACGCCGTTCCTCGCGGCGCAGGAAGTCGGCGTCAACGTCGGCGGCGCGAACTCGGGGCTGAACGTTCCGAAGCTCCGCGCCGCGAAGCGCATCCTCATGGCGTCCGGTCTCGACCTGGCGCGCGAGCAGGCGTACATCGCGATCACGTCGGTCGAGCACGACAACCTGCTTGGCGAACTGCAGGTGACGAACATGGACTACAACGACCGCCCGACCCTTGTGGACGGCCGCGTCACGTCGTTCATGGGCTTCAACTTCGTCCACGTTGAGTGGCAGGCGGCGGAAGATGACGGCACCACGCCGGTCTACCCGCTGTCGGTCCCGACCATCATTCCGGGCGGCATCGCGTCCCTGACCCGCAACATTCCGTGTTGGGTGGCGAGCGGCGTGCATTACGCGCAGTGGCAGGGCGTGGACGTCCGTGTCGATACCCGGCCGGACAAGAACTACAACACGCAGATTTGGGGCGAGATGAACGTCGGCGCCACCCGCACGCAGGAAAAGAAGGTCGTGCGTATCGTCTGCAACAGCGCGTGATGAAGGGGCTCCGGCCCCTTCCGTCTCATCCAATCCAGATCAGGAGTAATCTCCATGCCGACTTTCTACTCGAACGAAATGCGTGGCGTCGCCGACGTCCCGCGCAACCTCGTGGGCAACGAGGCCCTTGGCGGGCGCGTGCGCGTCTTCCGGGCCACGATCCCGCTCGACGCACCGAACCTGAACTCGACCTCGGCCGGCACCGTAATCACGTCGGCCGACCCGGTGGTGCTGGCCCGTGTCCCGGCCGGCTACCGCTTTGCTGGCGGCGAGCTTGTGTCGTCGGTGTCGCTCGGTACGTCCACCGTCGCGATCGGTATCGCCGGCACGACCGGCAAGTATCGCGCTGCGGCGGTGTTCACTGCGGTAGACACGCCGACCAACTTCGGCACGGCGCTCCGGTTTGCGGACCCGCCGCTCGCCGCCGAGGAAGAGATTATCATGACCACCGCGACCGCTTCGCTTCCGACCACCGCCGGCGCGCGACTGGTCGTTGACCTTTACTTCGTCGGCCCGTAAATTCGGTTCCGACCGAATGTCTCGCGTTGCGCCGGGGCGGTCACGCCCCGGCGCATTTGCTTGAAGGGATGCCACGATGGCCGTGTCTCGAACCTCTGTCATCAATCTGGCGCTGCAATCCATTGCGGCGAACGGCATCGCCGACCCCGACGAGGACACCGAGAGCGCGCGCCAGGCTAAGGTCTGCTACGATCAGGTCGTGCGCCGCGAGATCGCCACGCACCCGTGGTACTTCGCCAAAGAGCAGGCAGCGCTGCCGGCCAACGCCGGGGCACCGCTGTACAAATTCGCCCGTTCGTTCAACCTGCCGTCTGCGTTTCTGCGGCTTGTCGAGCTTGAGCAGCGATGGGTGTTCTCGATGCTGCGCAACATCGACACGAACCCGGTTCCACCTTACGAGATACAGGGCCGAGCGATCCTGACCGACTTCGGTGCGCCGCTGAACATCACATACCTCGCCGACAAGACCGACGATCCGTCGTTGTGGCCGCCTGAGTTCGTGCAGGCTGCGGCCATGGCGCTTGCGGTGCGTTTGGCCTATCCGCTCACCAAGTCCGATGGTGCGGTCAAGATGGCGAAGGAAAACTACGCCGAAGCCCTGACCTCGGCTCGCAAGAATAACGCGATCCAGCGGCCCCCGGAGCAGATGCCTGACGGGTCGTGGATGGCTGCACGGGGGCTTGCCTGACATGCCGCGCGCCCGCCCCATCATCACGGCGTTCAACGCTGGCGAGCTGACCCCGCTGCTCGACGGACGGGTCGATCAGGACAAATATTACTCGGGGTGCAAGCAACTTTCCAATTTCATCCCGACCGTGCAGGGTCCGGCCCGGCGGCGCGGCGGCACGCGCTTCGTGGCGACGGTAAAAAACAGCGCCAAGCGGACGTGGCTGACCGACTTCCGATTTTCGGTCACGCAGTCCTACATTTTGGAGTTCGGCGAAAATTACATTCGCTTTTACGTCAACCGCGGCCAGCTTCTCAGCGGCGGGTCGGCCTATGAGGTTTCGACGCCGTACAGCGAAGCCGACCTAGTGACGATCGAGGGCACGTTCGCGCTGCGCACGCTGCAATCCGGCGACATTATGTGGGTTGTCCATGTGGAAGGCAAACACCCGCCCTACAAGCTGTCGCGCCTCGGGGCGACGAATTGGACGTTCCTGCAGGAAGTGTTCGTCGGCGGGCCGTTTCGCGACATCAACACCGACAAGGCGATCTCTGTGCAGGCATCGGCGGTCACGGGCACCGGCATCACGATCACATGCACTACCGGGCAGTCCATCTTTCAGTCCGGTCACATCGGGTCTCTGTTCCTGCTTGAAAGCCAGAACCCGAGCACGTTGCCGCCGTACCAGACCGGCGTTGGCACGGCTATCAGCGCAGGCAACCAGATCCGAAACGCGGGCAACGTGTACGAAGCGCAGAACTCGTACACAGTTCCAAGCGGCAGCACCATTCAACGGTACGTGCCGGTTCATACTGAAGGCGACGCATTCGACGGCGCAATAACCTGGCGATATCTGCACTCGGGGTATGGGTGGGCGCGGATAACCGCCGTTGCGTCAGGCGGTGTGTCGTGCACTGCGGATGTCGTATCGCAGCTTCCGCTGCAGACGGTCAACAGCCCGACAAACCGCTGGTCGCACAGTCACTTTTCATCTGTTTACGGCTGGCCGACGACGATCGCGTTTTTCAAAGAACGGCTTGTCTACACGCGAAACCGAACTGCGTTCCTGTCCGTGGTCGGTGATTTTAGCAACTTCTCGCGGCGCGACGCCGGGCTTGTCACAAAAGAGACCGCCATGATCCTGACGCTGGCGGCGGACAGGCTCGGCGACATTCGGTGGACCGCGCCGTCGAAAGCGCTGCTGATGGGGTCGGCTGAAAGCGAGATTGCGCTACGCGAACAGACGACGCAGACCGTGTTCGCCGCCGATAACGTCCAGTCCGACCCGCAGACCGATTACGGCGCGCGGCTGCTGCGCCCGTTGAAGGTCGGGGAGAGTATCCTGTTTGTCGAGCGCGCAGGCCACCGCATCCGCGACACCCGGTTCTCGTTCGAGATTGACCGGTATAAAGCCGAAGACCTGACGGTGCTGTCGGAGCATATCTTCGACGGCTCGGAAATCACAGGGGATACCGAGCAAGAGCAGCGCGAGATCGTGGATTGGGCGTACCAGCAGCAGCGCGACAGCATTGTGTGGTGCGTACTTTCCGACGGCACAACGGCTGCGCTGGTACTGAACCGCGAGCGCGGCGTCATTGCGTGGGCACCGCAATACTTCGGCGGGGACGCGGTTGTCGAGGCGGTTCAGTCGATACCGTCGCCCGACGGCAGGACTGACGACGCTTGGTTCATCGTCCGGCGCACCGTCAACGGCGCGACGCAGCGCTCGATCGAGTACATGACCGATTACCGGCTTGTGAAGAAGGGCGCGGCGGAGGCGGTGCACGTCGATTGCAGCGTGACATATCGCGGCACCGCGACCGCGACGATCACCGGGCTCGGCCACATGGAAGGCAAGACTGTCAGCATCTGCGCGAACGGGGCGAACCATCCAGACCGCGTCGTGACGGGCGGGCAGATTACGCTCGACCGAACCGTTACGCTGGCGCACGTTGGCTACCGGTTCGTGAGCCGCATGCAGACGATGCGGATGGAAGTGAGCGGCGGCATCGGTACGGCGCAGGCCGCGCGCAAAGCCATTGGAGAAGTGAAGCTGCGGCTGCAATCGACCATTGGCGGGCGGGCCGGCCCGAGTTTCGAGCGCATGGACGACATCAAGACGCTGAACCCGGCAGCGCCGGTCGGCACACCGCCGGCCCTGTTTTCCGGAGACTACAAGCTCACGTCCCCCGGCGGGTATGACACCGATGGATACGTCTGCTACGAACAGTCGATGCCGCTTCCGGCAACTCTCGTCGCGGTGATCAGCGATGCGCAAATCAATAATTGAGATCACGCGCGACATTCGCCCCTCCATGGCGCTCGAGCTCGAGCCGCAGCCCGCGCAGCGCCGTCAATCGCCGTGCACGCCGGATAACCTGTTTCGGCTCATCCAGTCTGGTCCGGTGTGGGGCGTCAGGATGAACGGGAAGCTCGTCGCGCTCGGCGGCCACACGCCGATGTGGCAAGGCCGAACGGCGGTGTGGGGGTTCATCGGCGCGGATAGCGGCCCGGCCATGTTGGCGATGACACGCGAAATCCGCCGGCAACTTGAAGTTCTACAGGTTGAGTTTGAGCGCGTCGAAGCGTATGTTGACCGGCACCACGCCGAAGGGCACCGCTGGATGCGCGCGCTCGGGTTTCACAAGGAGGGCCTTATGCGCAAATTCGCGAACGGAATTGACTATGTGATGTACGCACGGACGGTGTGACATGGCCTTTCTTATCCCGGTTGTTTCGAGTGTCGCCTCGGCGATTGGCAGTGTGTTCGGTGCGGGCACGGCCGCAGCGGGCGCGACGGCCGCCACGGCTGGATCGGGGTTTTCGCTTGGCACGGCGCTGACTGTCGGCTCGACGCTGATCGGGACGCTTGGTGCGCTGCAACAGGGTCAGGCGGCGTCTGACGCGGCAAAATACAACGCCGAGGTCCAGCGGCAGCAAGCCGACCAGGAGAACCAGAACGCGGCGGCGCGAGCGTCCGAGCAGGCGACGCGCACGCGGCAGAAGGTCGCCGCCACGCGAGCGGCATCGCTTCAGAGTGGCTTCGACACAGAGGGCAGCGTCGCGGACATCCTGAACGTGGTCGAAACGCAGGGGGCGCTTGAAGGGCTGACCGCACTGTACGAGGGCAGCGTGCGAGCGCGCGGACTGCGCGCTTCGGCGTCCTTGAGCGAGGCCAACGCGCGAAACTCCCGCACCGCCGGGTTCATCAACGCGGGCACCACACTTCTGACCGGCGCGAGCCGGGTTTACGGGTGACAGATGGCACGGCTTCCGCTTGACTTGATGACGGCGGGCAACCGCGAAGACCTGCCAAACGCGCGCATGCAGGTTGACCGCGCCAACGCCGACGATTTCGGCGGCCAGATCGGTCGTGCCACGCAGGGACTGGCAGACGCGGGGCTTCAGCTTGCGGCCAAAATCAAGGCGAACGCCGACCGCGTGAAAGACTTCGACTACGAGAAGCAATTCCTGCAGCTTCAGGAGCAGGACAATCTCGACTACCAAGAGCGCCAGCGCACGATGCAGGGCGCGGCAGACGGGCATTGGATGACGGCGCGCGACGCGACCGCCGGGCGCTTCGGGCAGTGGCTGGAAAGCCTGCCCGCCGACAAGCGGGCCGAGTACGCCGCCAAAGCGCAGTCGTTCCAGAACCGCCGAACCGCGCAAGCGTTCCAGGATCAGTACCAGCAACAGGATGCGAACACGCGGCTGACCCTGACCGAGGAACAGCGCAAGGCCGGCGTCGCGGTGCAGCAGCAGCCAGCGAGTTATGAACAGTTCGTCAAAGATCAGGAAGATCTGATCGACAAGTCCACGCTGACGCCGCTCGAGAAGCAGGCCCGCAAGCAGGAGCTGCGCAATTCGCTGGCGTTCACGGCGGCGCAAGCCGAGGCGCAACAGAACCCGGAAGGTTACATTTCCGCCAACATGCAGCCGGGCCTCGGCGGCATGAAAGACCTGCTGCGGCGCAAAGAGGGTTTTCGCGAAACTCCGTATTGGGACGTGAACGCCTGGCGCATCGGTTACGGCAGTGACACGATAACCAAAGCCGACGGGACTGTTGTTCGCGTCGAGCAAGGGATGAGCGTCAGCCGCGAAGACGCAGAACGCGACCTCGACCGTCGGGTCAAGAACGAGTACATGCCGGCTGCGGTGGCGGCCATCGGCAAGGACGCATGGGAGAAGCTGTCCCCGGCGGCGCAGGCCGTCATGGTGTCGCTGTCCTATAACTACGGGGCAGGGGCGTGGGACGGCCCCGGCGAGCGCGCAGGTGGATCGCGCGGCGCGCTGAACTCGGTGGCCGTAGCGGCTCAGTCAGGCGACCCGCAGCGGCTCGCGGCGGCCGTTCGCAATCTTGCGTCTCACAACAACGGGGTGAACGCCGCCCGGCGAAACTCCGAAGCGGATATGGTGGTTTCCGGCAGGGGCGCGGGGGCGCCGGCTCCCGCATATGCTCAGGCGCTGACGCCGCAGCAGAGCGCGGCGGTGCTGGAAACGGCGAAAAGCGCGCTGGCCGAACAGCAAAAAGCGACGGACGCGGCGAACCAGGCGCAACTGGCCGCGCAGCGCAACAGCGTGTACGTCCAGTTGAAAGAAGGCCCGGCGCCCGAAGCGACATACGAAGCAGCGCGGCGAACCGGCGTGCTGACCGACATCAGCGACATCCAGCGTGCCGAGCGCATCATCAAGGACCGGCAGGAAGCGAGCGCCGACCTGAACGTCGGCATCGGCTTGGCGCAGGGCGGGCGCGGCGTCGCAAACCCTTACGACAGCTCGCACAAGCGCGGCGTCGGCGCGGTGTTCGACAGCATGGTCAAGCAGGGCGCAGCGCCCGCCGAGGCGGCGGCTGTCCTGTTCGACCGCACAGGCATCATGCCGCAGCAGTTCGCCACGGCAATGCGCGGCGCGATGATCTCCGAAGACCCGCAGAAGATGACGGCGGCGCTGACCGCTGCATCCAACATGCTGCGGCAGAACCCGAACGCGATGGCCGGCGTCGAGGGCGGTGCGGACTTGCAGAAGCAGGCGCAGCGGTACGACTTTTTGACGCAGGATTTCGGGCTGTCGTCCGAGCAGGCCGTGCAGCGCATGATCCAGGAGAACCGCGACCCCGAGCGGCTGAACCCGGTCAAGTCCGAGCAGATGGACAAGTTCCGCAAGGACTACCTGACGCAGGAGAAGGTTGAAAGTCGGCTGACTGGTAGCTGGTTCGGTACGATCGGCGGGCAAATGCCGAAGGGTCCGCAGCGCACGGCGATCAGCTCGATCTACGCCGAGTTTGCGCGCGAGGGGTTCGAGGTCCACCGCGATCCAGCCGTGGCGATGAAGTACGCCGACGCCAAGATGAAAGAGCAGTTCAGCGTGCAGAACGGCGTCATCACGCGATACCCGCCGGACAAGGCCGGGTTGCCGGCGCTGCCCGGCGCCCGAGACGGACACAAGTGGGTCAGTGAACAGGCGACGCAGATCGTGCAGCAACGTCTCGGCGTGGTTGTCGGAGCCGATCAGGTTGTGCTGATGCCGGTCGAGCGCGACGGGGTAAGCACGAGTTCCGTGTTCCGCAGCCGGCAGGGCGTCGAGGTCACGCGCAGCGACAGCGGCAATCCGCAGCAGCGCACGAGCTACCGATCGGTGCCGTACCAGATTGTCGTCACGCCGAAAGATGAAACGCAACAGCTTCTGGTCCTTGATGGGGCGTTCTTTCCGGACATCGAGCAGTACGTGACCGACAAGAACAAGGCCAACGCGGAACTGGTCGCCAAGGGTCCGGTCGAGTATATCGACCAGTTCGGGTTGCCGGCCACGCTGCCGCCGTACCTTGCCGACCAGGTATTGACGCCCGAGCAGGCGCAGCGCAAGCAGCGCCGCGAAGCCGAACAGCGGCTGCGCGAGGAAACCGAGCGGTTCCGCGCGGATCGAGCCGCCATCAAAGACCAGCAGAAGTTGATTGACGTCGAACGGGCGGCGCAGGCCAAGGCGCAGGAGAGGGTTGTCCGATGACGTTCAAGACATTCGACGAGTTGGATCAGCAGGCAGGGCCGGCGGCGCTGTTCGCGAACTATGCGAAACCGCCGCTCGCCGAAACGACCGCCGGCTACGATACCGAAGCGTCGTTGGCGCGGGCGCAGGAACTGGCGTCACGCTCGGTCTTTGCTGCGGCGTTCCGGCAGGACAACACCGTGGCATCCATGCTGTCGCGCAAGGACCTCGGCGTGGACAACGATGACGACGGGCAGTTCGATCCGGTTGAGTACGTGCGCAGCAACAACCTTCAAGGCTACGAGGATAGTTTTATCGGGGTACTGAACGCCCGGCGCGCGGACGCCGTGAAGGCGCAAATCGAGATGGAGCAGCGGGACCGCGAAACCCTGGCCGCTTCCGGATGGGCCGGCACATTCGCGCAGATCGCGGCGGGCGTATTCGACGCCCCGACGCTGATCCCCGGCACCGTGGCTGTGCGCGGCGCAAAGGGCGGCTGGTCGATTGGCAGGTCCATGCTTCTCGGCGGCGTCAGCGCGGGCGCCACGCAGGCCGCGACCGAAGGGTTTCTGCAGGCAACGCAGGAGACGCGCACGGCGGCGGAAAGCGCGATCAACATCGGTGCGGCGGCAGTGCTCGGGTCGCTGCTTGGCGGAGGTGTCGCGGCAGTGCTCGGCAAGAACGAGCGCATCGCTGCGCAGAAGGCACTGGAAAACATCGCAGACATTCAATCAGGAAAGGTTCCGAATGAGTTCGTTCCTGAACAACTGGCCGCCGGGCGTCCTGCTGCTGGCGGTGCTGACATCGCCGAAGGTTCGTTCTTTGTCGATCCAGTGGACGCGCCACGTAGCCGCGCAGATCTGGAAGTGCAGGGCGCGGCGGCCCGCGCAGTGGTGCAGACGACGTGGCGGTTCAACCCGGTCCTGCGCGCGACGCAGCGGTACGCGGCTTCGGCTCGGCAGATCGGCAACGTAGTTTACGAGAACACCATCTACCGCGCCATGCACTCGGCAGGCGAGACGACGGGCGTGTCGGTCGAGGCAGCCATTCGCACCCGCGTTACAGCGCTGCAGGCCGAAGCCGCGACACAGGCGCAGGCGGCGTACAAGGAAATGCGCAAGGCCGGCGTCCGAATGGGCGAGGACGATTTCTACAAGGCCGTCGGCGTAGCGATGCGCAACAACGACCAGTCGGACAACCCGGCCGTCGCGCGGGCCGCGCAGGCGTACCGCAAGCTGTTCGGCACGTTCACCGACGACGCACTGAAGATGAAGCGGTCGGACGGGACGTACCTGCTCGACGAGCGCGACTTGGACGTAAAGACGGCCGCCAGCTACTTCAGCCGTATTTACAATCGGGATCGGCTGCTCGCGTCCGAGCCCGAGTTCCTGGACTTGATCGGGCGGCAATTTGCCGAGCGCATGGGGGTTGCCTACAGCGAAGACGCGGCCAAGGTCACGGCCTCGCGGGCGCTGTACCGTCAGCGACTGGACGACCTTCGGCAGACAGGCGATGCGCGAGCCGCCCGCATGGCGGAGATCGAGCGGCAGGGCGAACTGCTGGACCAGCAGAACCCCGTGCACGTAGACGCCCGAAGCGACCTTAAAGTCCTGCGCGGCGAGTTGCGGGCAGCGAGAACACCGGCTGAACGGGCAGAAGCTAAAGCCAAGATTGAAAAGCTGAGGCAGCAAGGCGGGCCGGAACTGGAAGCGTACCTAGAAAAGTCCGCCGAGTTGAAGACCAGAATGCGCAACCTGCGTGAGCGCAACCCGGATGCACAGCTTGCGCGCGGCGAGCGTCTGCAGGAGCGCATCGAGGAACTGGAAGATCAGGTCAGCGGCTCACTGGCGGCGTTCGCCAAGCGCACGAAGAACCTGCTGAACGACATTCGCCGTGACCCGGAAGGTCGCGCAGCCGAGGCGGCGGACAGCGTGCGCGAGCAGATCGTGAAGCTGCGCGAGCAGGCAACCAAGACTGCGGAGCGCGCCAACAAACTCGGCGCGCAATATGTCGAGGCGATGGACCCGCAGCGAGCGTTTCAGGAAGCGGCGGCCCGTGCAGCGGCGCAGGGGCAGGAAGGTCAGGCAGCGATCCGTGCCGGTACGCGCGAGGCGGATCGCGTCACGAAGCAGATCGACCAGTCCAAGACGGTCATCGCGCAGTACGAGCGCCAGATCGCGAAGCTGGAAGATCTGGCCGACCGCATGTCGCGGCGCGAAACCGCCGTCGAGGCGGCGCGCGACTTTGCCGCAGAGCTAGAGGCGACGTTGAAATCCGTGAACGAACAGGTCGCAGCGCGCAGCATCCGGCGCGGCGAGAAGTCCGCGGAGCTGAAGGCGAGGGCGGCCAAGTTGACGCCCGAGCAGGTCGCCGAGCGGGCGACCCGGCAAGAGGCGCAGTACGGCAAGGTGCTGGAAGACGTTGAAGGTCGGTTCGACAACCGGTGGGGCGCGCGCAAAGCGCTTGGCATCGAGCGCGGTGAGCGGTACGACTTCGAAGCCGCCGGGCGGCAGGCCGCGAAAGATGTTTACGACACGATCACCGGCAAGGTGCAGCAGCGCGAGGACATTCCGTCGTTCATCACTAAGGTCAGCACCGGCCCGCTGAAGGATCGCACGTTCATGGTGCCGGACGAATTGCTGGCCGGGCGTGGCTGGCTGGTCGATGACGTGCGCGAGGTCGCGAACCGGTATGCCCGCGCCATGGCAGGCGAGATCGAGCTGACCCGACGGTTCGGGCGTGCAGACATGGCCGACCAGCTTGCGGTCGTCGCTAAGGAATATAGCGACATGCGCGTCGCTGTCGATCAGGCCAAGGGTGTCGCGGGCATCAATGCGGTGCTCGGGCGCGACAAGTTCGGGCCGAAGCAGAACCTCGCGGCGGCCAAGGTCGAGGCAAACCGGCTGCTCGCGGCGGACGAGGCGTCAGCGATTGAGGACATTCAGGTCGGGCGCGACAAAATCCGTGGCACGCACAACGCGGGCGTGAACAACTCGAACTTCGGCGCGATCACGCGGATGCTGATGCACTTCAACTACATCCGGCTGATGGGCGGCATACTGCTGGCGAACATCGGCGAATTTTACCGACCCGCAATGGTGCATGGGCTTGAACCGTACATGCGCAACATGCCGGACCTGATGGCGCAGGCGTTCAACGCCGGCAGCGAAGGGCTGAAGCTGTCGCTGCGGGAAGCGAAGCTGTCAGGCTTGGTCGCCGGGCGCGTCACCCACGCCATGCAGGTCGCGAACGGCGACATTGCCGATCCGTTCATCAACGGCGTCACGAGCGTCGAGCGGGTCATGCAGAAGGCCACGAACATCGCGTCGCGATGGAACTTCGTGAACCTGTTTACAGACGCGCAGCAGGCCATCGCGTCCACGTTATCGCAGCATCGAATACTGGAAGCCGTGCTGAACGCCAAACCGCAGGACGGGTCATTCGTTCGCGGCGATCCGCAGGCGCTGCTGCGCATGCTTGGGATCGGCAAGCAGACGCAGGCCGACATCGCGCGGTACGTCACCGCGCACGGTCAGACGGTCGATGGCATCCGGGTCGCCAACACCGAGCGTTGGCTGGCCGCCGCGAACGCGACTGGCAGCGCAACCGAAATCGCCCGCGCCGAGAACGCGGTGCGGACGTACCGGGCTGCGGTCAATACCGACGTGAACAGCATCATCTCCCTGCGCAAGTCTGGCGACGCGCCGCTGTTTGTAAACCATCCGATCGGCAGGGTGCTCACGCAGTTCTCGGGCTACGCAATGGGCGCGCACAGCAACGTTATGATCCGGGGCCTGCAGGAAAGCCATAGCCGCCTGATTGGCGGATTGGTCGTTATGACCTCGCTCGGGGCGCTGACCTCCTATCTGGCGGCGTGGCGCGGCGGGCAGGAGCGCTGGAAGAAGTACGTCGAGGACACGACCAAAAACCCGGCGCTGCTGATCGGCGAGGGGCTGGACCGGTCGGGCTTCTTTCCGCTGCTGTTCGACCTTAGCAACCGCGCCGAGCGCGTCACAGGGGCGGTCGGCTACCAGTATAGGTTCAACCCGGTGAAATCGCCCATTGCGGCCCTGGGCGGCTCGGGCGGGCTCGGCGTCACAAGCACGCGCGGGTCGGAAAGCTCGGCCGCGTTTGGTGCGCTGCTCGGGCCGACCGCCGGACTGGTGGATAGCGGCATCGCGGCGGGTCGCGTGGCGGCGGACCTCGCGGCGGGTCGCGACCCGCCGAAGCGCGACGTCAACCAAGCGCTTGCCGTGGTCCCGTACCAGAGTTACTATGGCATGCGCGAATTGCTGCAAGTCCTAACCGGCAACTCTAATTACACAAGGAACTGACCGTGACCGTGGCATCCTCGACCGCCAAGTATGTCTACACGGGCGACGGCACGTCTGTCGCGTTCGCGTTTCCCTCGCTGTTCTTTCTGAACAACGACATCCTGGTCGGGGTGAACGGGGTTTTGCAGACTACCGGCTACACCGTAACCGGTGCCGGAAATCCGGCGGGCGGCACGGTGACGTTCAGCACCGCCCCGGCCAGTGGGGCCGTGGTCCTGCTTCTGCGCAAACCCGCGTTCCAGCAGCTTGTCGATTTTGTGAACGGGCAGACTGTTCTTGAAGGCACGATCGAAACTGCGCTTGATCGCCTGACCATGATGTCTCAGTACCTGCTTGACGCGCTGTCGCGCAGCTTGCGCGTGGGCGATCTAGACACCCTGACGGCAACCGAAGACTTGCTGCTTCCGAGTGCGACGGCGCGCGCGGGTAAGCTTCTCGGGTTCGACACCGCTGGACGTCCGGCCCCGACATCCCCGTCAGGTTCTATAGCGCCGGGCTCGATTTCGGACACGGACCTGGTTGATATGGCAGAGGCCGCCGTGAAGGGGCGGGCCGCCGGCGCAGGACCTGGACCACCTGGCGATCTGACACCCGTGCAACTTGCCGCCATCGTGGCTCTAGGGGGTGGCGCCGCGATTGACGGCGCGAACCTCAACAATGGTTCGGTTGCCAATTCCAAGCTGGCCAATATGGCGCAGGGCACGCTCAAAGGTCGAGCGGCAGGGGCGGGAACTGGCCCGCCGATTGACGTCACCGGCGCGGAGCTGCGCACGATCATCGGGAATGTATCGAGCGCGACTGCCGGCCTCGCACCAGCCTCTGGCGGCGGCACGGTAAACTTTCTCAGGGCTGACGGAGCGTGGGCGCCGCCCGGCGATATCGTGCTTGCGACACAGCAAGCCACGACCAGCGGCACGCAGTTCGATTTCACAGGTCTGCCGGCCGGCCTCAACGAAATTGTAGTAGCTTTCGACGGGGTTTCACTAAGCGGCACAGATCATCTGTTGGTGCAGCTTGGAACAAGCGGAGGCATAGAAGCTACAGGATACGTTTCAACCTCGGGCTTGGTGTTCGCTGGCGCCGCTATTCAAGCGGCTAATAGCACGACTGGTTTTGTGTTATTTGTTGGTGACGCAACCAGGTCTCCTTCCGGCCAATTAATAATTAGGCGTATGAGCGGAAACAAGTGGACGCAAAGTCACGCTAATGTTCACAGCACAATCTCTATAATAACCGGAGCGGGGATAAAAACCCTTTCAGGTGAGATCGACCGTATTCGTATTTTGGCAACTGGCGCGAACACATTCGACGCTGGCGCGGTCAACATCAGCTACACTCGGTGAGGCGGCGAGATGCTCCCAAGGAAATACGAATACCTTTCCCGCGAGGGCGGACCCAAAATGCTTGTGGAGGCGCTTCGCCTTCATGGCACGCGGGAAACCGCAGGGCCGGGCAATACGCCGGAGATCATGGGCTGGGCACGCGAAATGGGCGGCGACCTCGCGCGTGTCTTCACGGCTGATGCCATCCCTTGGTGCGGTCTTTTCATGGCCATCGTGGCCCGGCGCGCCGGCAAGCCAGACTGCGTGCAGCCGCTGTGGGCGCGCGCATGGGCAAGCTGGGGGCAAGCTTCGCCGCGTGCCTCGCTGGGGGATGTCCTCGTTTTCGTTCGACGGGGCGGGGGGCATGTCGGGATCTATGTCGGCGATGACGGCACGCATTACCACGTTCTCGGCGGCAACCAAGGCAACGCGGTGAGCATTATCCGCATCGCCAAAGCTCGCTGCATCGCTGTGCGGCGTTTCTATCGCATCGCCCCTCCGGCGAATGTTCGGCCCATTCGCCTTGCCGCGAGCGGGCCTGTCTCGACCAACGAAGCATAACCAACCCAAAGGAGTTACCCATGAGTGCAATTCTTCAGCTCGGTGCGGGCTACCGCACCTACATCATCGCCGCCGTGCTCGTGCTCGTCGTGGCCGTCGAGAAGGGCCTCGGCATCGATGTGCCGGGCGTCGATGTCGGGTCTGACTGGCTCACCCACGTCCTTGCCGCGCTTGGCCTTGGAACCCTGCGGGCGGGCTTCTCTGGCACTGGCAAGTGAGCGCCCTTCTCGCCGCGATCCTGAAGGGGTTCGGCGATTTTCTCGCGCGTCTCGTCGCCGATTGGCGGCGCGACCGCGACCTTCAGGACAAGGGCCGGGCCGAGGGCTCGGCTGATCTCAACCGGGGAATCGCGGGAGTCGCCGATGATCAGGCGAAAAACAATTCTGTTGAGCGCGGCGGCGCTGCTGACGTTCTTGACCGGCTGCGCAAGCGGCCCAGGACCGATGGCGCTGGCCGTCCATGAACCGGGGTTCGACGCCTCCAAGCTCGCAACCCAGCGCACCATTGCGCCCGCCTGCCCGACACCATCGAGCGCCGAAAAGCTCCGCGTGATCGAGGTGGAAATAGAAGCGGCTATTCGGGCCGGGGCCGCACCGGATGCGCTCGCGACCGAGTGGGAGCGGCTCGACGAGGCCGCGCGCATTTGCAGGGGGCGGAAATGAAGCAGAACAATGCGCTGCGGAAGGGGTATTGCCGATGAAAACCCCAGACGTTGAAGCGATTAATCTCGACGCTCGCTTGGCCACTTTTGACGATGGCGGCACGGGCATCATTACGGATATGTTCGATGCCGATGGCGAGGATACCGCTGACCCTGAAGAAGCCGTTGCCGTGGTGATTGAGCACAAGAAAAGTGGGCGTTTCTTTGTCGGGCTACCAGAGGACTTTGATTCAGGGGTCTTGCAATGAGTGAAGATACGCGCGACATTGCTATTGCAACCAAAACTGAGGTTGCCCGCCTGCGTGAAGATGTCAGGGAAATGCGCGATGAGATTGCCGAGTTTAAGCGCGACCTAAACGAGCGGCGCGGCATGGAAAAGCTCGCGGGCTGGATGCGAACAACCATCGGCGGGGGCATTGGTTCCGGTCTGACAATCGTTGCTTACAAGCTAATGGGCCTTCCCCTCCCCAAATAAGGAGCCGCCTATGTTCGGCACGCCTTTTGGACCACCGCCCCCGGAGTGTCGCGGTTCATTTCGCACAGCTCTCTTTCTGTTCGTGGTGTTCTTTGTCCTGTTTGGCGTGGGTGCTTACCACGCAAGGGCGCATAGCTGGTATCCATATGAATGCTGCTCGGAAGTTGATTGCTTCCCTGTCCCGGTTCCGCGCACCGAGATCGAGCGCACGCCGGATGGATGGCGGCTCAAGAAGGAGGGGGTTGTCATCCCCTTTGATGCGGCGCGGACTTCGCCCGATGGGCAATTCCATCTCTGCCGGGATGAGCGTGGCAAGGGAAAGCTCATCACGCCCTACGGAAAGCCGCCATGCTTTTGGGTGCCGGAGCCGGGAGGGTGAAGTCACGCCTTCTTTGCGTGTCGCCGATCCCCACTTGGTGAACAACAAGCGCGGTTGTGGTTCATGGGTTGATCATTTGACCCCTGCTTCGTAAAGCGCTCGGGCGCGGAGGAGATCATCCCATTCGAATCCTGTAAACCATCCATCAGGGTTTGAAGCTGGATGATCTGCCGGATACTCGGCAGCGCAACTTTCGACATCGGCGCACATTTCAGCGAACGGCTTCAGCGCCTCTCTCAGGGCGAGAACGTGCCGCCCCGCGAACTCGGCGCGCTTATGATGATACTCGTTGAGGCGTTCGAGCCGCCCGACCTTGCCGCGCAAGGCTTCATTCTCTTTTCGGAGGCGGGCAGTCTTTTCGCGTTCCTCGACAAGCCATCCGTAATGCTCGACGGCATGAGCGCGGTTTATGTCATTCTCTGCCCGGAGGCGTTCAATTTCGCGAGCAGCTTCGACTTTGATAGGCGTGGTCCGAAATGTCTGCACAAAGTAGTTCTCGTTGTCCGGCGTCGCCTCCACGGAAAGCGTCGCGGAATCTCGCACGCGATAGACGCCCAGCAGCCTCTCCACCAGATCACTCATCGTTTCCTCCCAGGTCGCGGATGGCGGTTTCAATCCAGAGCGAAACGTCTTGTGCCGCTATGTCGTAGACCTCTGACGGAGATTGTTCGTCTCGCCAAACATCGGGAACACTGAAGCGATTTGGCGTCCCGTATTCACCGGCGATCCTCGCGCACCGCTCCCGCTCTTCCATGATCGCGCGGGCGATGACCCTGATATCAAGCCGCTCCGCCTGTGATCCCTGATAGTGAGGGCTGGTAGTTTCCAGCACGTCATAGACCGTCTCAGCCTTTGCCAGGATGTCCTCGGGTATCTCGCTCATTTCCATCACTCTTCTCCTTCCCTACGCCTCGATGACCACATAGCGCCGGGCCGTGTCTCCGCCCGGCACCGTCTTGGTCTGAACGCTGACGCGCAAGCCGCCGTCAACCTCAACGGGTGTCGCCAGCCTCAACTCGACCAGCACCTTCAGGTGCCGCAGGTCGCCACTCGCCGGCACCTGCTCGCGGAAATACGGCTCGGCGTCAGTCAGAACCTTGGCCGCATCGTGGGTCAGCAGATGCTGCGTCCCGTGGCGATCCATGTAGCTCGCCAGAATGGTTGCCATCATGCGCCCCTCGCCTGCCGACGTGGCCGTGGTGTCGAACGGGCGCAGCGCGTAGCTGCTGTCGCCATTCGGCAGCGGGAAGCCTTGCCGTTCCAGCCACAGGGGCTTCGTCTCGATCGCGGCGTTGTTCGACTTGGCGTCGTCGATGCGAACGTACTTGGCCCGGTAGCCTTCGCCGAACCCGTATAGCGCTGCGTCGTGCTCGTCGGCAGCGTACATGGTCGCCGTGATCCGAACCGCGTTGACGATGTTGCCCGCACCGCGCACTGCGTCCTGCGAGCCGGCGGCGCGCACACCCTTGGGCGTGTGCTGCAACACCAGCGACGCCACGTTGGCGAGGCGGGCCAGCCCGTTCACAGCTTCCATGACTTCGCCCATCGCCACGTTGTCGTTTTCTTCCTCGTGGTGCAGGCTCACCAGCGGGTCAAGGGTCAGCACGTCGAAGCTCTCGCCTTTGATCAGCCTCGCCAATTCCTGCACATCGGCCATCACGACCTGGTGGTTCTTGTCCATCAGCCGGAACCGCATCTCGCGACCCGGCCACAGCAGAACGTTCCGCTCGACCTCGGCGACATCCAGACCGTAGATCGCGCATGTCGCGTACAGCCGCGCTTCCATCTCGTGCCGGTCATCTTCGAGGTTGTAGATCACGGTCTTGAACGGGCGGGGCACATGGTAGTTCCCGAACGGTCGGCCGACCGCGCCGTGCGCAGCGATCGCCAGCGACAGCGCCGACTTGCCGACGCCGCCCGCGCCGGCCAGCACGGTCGTCTCGCGCCGCAGCAGCAGCCTGTGCATCACCCACTCACGCGCAGGAATATTCTCGATCGGCGTGAGCTTGCGCTTCTGAAACACGCTGTCGAACTTCCCGCGCGACGACGGGGCTGGCAGCGTGACCGGCTCGCCGGCTTGGTCCTTCAGCGATGACACGCCACCGGACCCCTGCCGGGCCAGTGCGTAGTTCGCCGCATTGCCGCAGATCGTCACAAGCTCGGCGATGTCCCACGGCGGCGAACAGCGCGGGTTCCAGTGCTCAGCCATCAGTTCGGCCGCGCGCTCGCCCGACACGCCGATCTCGATCAGCCGGGCCGCCACGGCATAGGTTGTGTTGTTCCCGCCCCGCCCCTCGACCGCAGCGGGCGCATCCTTCTCGAGATAGTGGATGGCGAACACGATGTCGTCGGGATCGTCCACGCTGACGGCCGCCGCGCGGTCGCGCTGCTTCGGCTCCCCGCATTGCAGGATAAAGCTGGCCGGCGCAGCAGCGGCCTGCCGGTCCTCGACCAGCGTGTACGCG